CGTCTCGTGGGCTCGGAGATGTGTATAAGAGACAGAAATACTGTTTTTATGTTCATTTTTATTTCTCATTCTATTTTTTATTTATTACAATTGAGCTACCTGTTTCTAGTTTATTCGGCTAATAGTAAAAATACTATTATGACAGATGAAGAACTAAGAAAATTTTGTTTGAAACAAGCTGTATTGATCTCAATCAACAAGCAACCTCCGAAAGGACTTCGTTTCAACATGTCAGAATCGGTTTCATTATTTGATTTGTCGAATATGATTTTCGAGTACGTTAAATCGGGCACAAAACCACCGATTAAGATAAATTTTCCTATCGGAGATACTGACTAGATTCCTATTCCGGTTATTGTAGCTTTTATAAAATCTTTTAGTTCCATGATGTTGCGGGGTTAGTTATTTTGATGCTGTTAATATCATAGGCTAGCTTCCTTCATGTCTTTTATAACTTCTTTCAAGTCTATATCATATTCCTTCAAAATTTCGTCATACACTTTATCTAGTAAAGGTGCTTTCATAATCTTTTTCAACTTTTCTCCTATTATATTAATGGAACTTCCGTTCATGTATTGAATATTTATAGAAACAGGAATATATTTATCTATTGTATGATTATACCAAGTGTTTTCCCATGTGTATTCTACTACTTCTCCTTCTTCTATTGGTCCCACACTTTTTCTCGTTATCTGTGAGTAGTTTCTAATAGAACAATAGCATCTATCCTTAACTGCATTGATTGGATAGCCAGTTACAGATATATATTTTATAACTTTGGGAGATATATTTTTAAGTCTAAAGTTTAAATTAGTACCACCCGCACTATTGGGATCACTTGTGTACAAATACTCAATTTCAATTGGCATGCCTGCCTTTATAAGTGCTTTTTGATCTTCTGAATACTTTTGCATGATGATAGCCGCTTGTCTCATTTTTAAGTGTTTGATACTATCTAGTTCTTGTTTCTTTTTAGCGATTTCAATTTGATTGATACTGTCTCTTAATCTGTTCACTGCTGTTATTGAATCATTTTTTCTTTTATGGACGGCTAATTTTATTGAGTCATTTCGGTGTTGTATAACTCTTAGACTATCCTCTTTAGCTTTGATATATCGATCTACTACTGTTTTGTCAATACATTCTTTATTTAAGCAATATTCTTTGTTTTTATAAATCACAATAAAAAAAGTTGGATGTTGTTCAAACTCTTTGATAAGTGTTATATCTGCTCCTTCTTTGATCTTTTTATTTGAGTCGAAAGATTCCCCGTTATAGTTATATACTAGATAGCTATCTTTTGAGGTTTTTGTTTTGATTTGACCGAACATAGATGTACTGCATAATAATAGCAGTATTAGAAATATTAGCTCCTTCATTTTGTTTTGTTATTAGTTATTATTTTGCATTAAATCGATATTCGCCTCTTTTAATATCCCTTTTGTCTTTGTCTATTTCTCTTTTTGCATCGCGGAGACTGTTTAGTCCAGAGAGAACATTATTAGCACTATTACGTATATCCTCGTCAGTGTGTCCGATCGTTTTTCCGTCCTCGTTAAAGTAAAAGTTGTGTTCCTTGATCTTTCCGTCTATTTTATATTTCGCTTTTATATATATTCTATTTTTGTCATCTACCAGACTAGGGAAATCAATAGATTTAAAGCACTTGTTTGTTATAGGATCGAGTTTTGCATCTTCTTGATTATATATATTCAAAGCGCTATCTAAAATTAAAATAGCCTCTTTAGTACTTTTTGCTTCGAATGCTTTTGCATTTAGTTTTGCTATATCAGCACCGAGTTTTGAATACATATAAGATAAAGACATTAATTCTTTATATGGAGAATATATACTGTCTATCTCTGAAACTTCGATTATTTCCAATGATGATAAATTGGGATTGTGTTTATTTAGATATATTTCTAAAGGAGTCCCGGTTTTAGTTGAACATCCGTTTAGACATAGTACAGACAATAATGCAAATAGTAGCTTTTTCATTTTGTTTTGTTATTTATTGTTAGTTTAAATCCATGTTTTCACGCTTACCACACCGACGACTAGTGCCCAATCGTGTATTTCATTGACCGGAACATCATAAGGTTTAAAACCTTCTTCCTTATTGAAAGGAACACATTTTATATATCCTTCCTGTTCTGATTCTTCGACCTTTTTTATCATTATACCGTCGTATGTTGCTAAAGCGTATACCTCACCCCATCTTACGTGTGATCTAGTTGTAACGATCCGGCATCCTACAATGTCCCGATCATTAATGCTCCGTTCTGGGACGTTTCTGTTAATCATACTACGACCTCCGGCGCGGATCGTGAAATCACAACCGGGCATATCGGGGATAATATATCGCTCACAGTCTCCTTTTGTTATTGCAGAGTTAAAGCCATTGGGCAGACCGCACGAAGCGGTTACTATGTCTATATGCGGAATGGCTTTGCCTTTTAGACCATCGTAATGAAGGGTATAGTTATTGTTTTCTAAGGGGTTATCTTGTTGCTTTTCGGTTGAACAATTTAAATTTGATCCGAATCTTTTGTTAATATAAGTTTCAATAACGTCCAATCTTAGACTACTTGGCGTTGTTATCCCTTCATAATAATTAGTTAATGTCGATTTGCTCATTCCTAAATCTTTAGCCAATTCGTATCTGCTAACTATTTCTTTATCAATTAGAAATCTTAGTTTCTCTAGTGTTTCCATTATTGGTTGTTATTTGGAAATAGTCTAAATATGGACTATTTTGGTTAATTATTGGACTATTTGTTTTGTATAGTCCAATAATGGACTTATCTTTGTCGCATCAAAGTTAATGAATGAATAAATAACTAACAAATAAAACAAAGGAATTATGAAAGTGAGAATGAGCGATAAAGAAAAAGGCAATATGATAACTCAAATAATGATTAGCATGAAACAAGCCGCTTTTGCTGAAAACAAACCTTTTGATGAAGGTGTATTTTTTGACCTCGCATTTATGAGTGATAAAGAGTTATTGAGAGTTTCGAAACTTTGCGGTATTAAATAAAGCAATTCAATATGAATCCGTGCCCTTCGGGGCTACACAATACACACAACAATGATTATTAAGAAGATAAAAGAACTAAAGAAAGGCGAATATTTCAGACTAAAAGATAACGATTCGGCTCCTGTATGGATTAAAGGCGAATATGTTCGCTCGGAGAAAAAGTATAGTACTTACAAATTCGAAGATGTTAATCATGAAAGATTGATCTGTCCTGATAAGAGCGTATTTACTGATTTTGAATTTTAAACACTAAATAAAATATTAGCAATGAACACAGAAACATCATTTATCGCAAACGCAGAGATTGAGAAAAATTACACAGGAGAACAGCGTCTTTCCGTATTAACTAAGGAGTTTCCAACGATTGAAGAAGCTTTCAAATGGATAGATAAAGTTCGCAAGAGACTGGATATAAAGGGAACCTGTTTTCCTACCTACTATTGGATAGAGAAAAAAACAGCAGATGGAATTGAATCTGAATATGGAGCAGATTTCTTTGAATTTAAACCAACTCGCAAAACTCTTTTGGACTTAAAAGTATCTGATTATGTTTTTTTCTTCAAAGATAAAGAAGATACCGCAAAAGCAACGGCAAGCCAACTTAAAAGAAAGGGGTTAGCCTTATTCAAAACGAAAGCAACCGAAACAGGAATCTATCTAACACGACTACAATGACAACAGCAGAACGTTACAATGAGAAACTAGCGAATGAAATCAACCGAATTTATGACGCTACGAGAGAACTAACCTTTAGTAAAAATATGTCGGCGGAAATCGTCGGAGGTCGCCGGAGGTTGGAGGATTTAGTAGGACGCGGGAAAATCGCAACTGATAAGCCAACCGCACACCAACACGGTAAATGGAGGTGTAAAGCGTCCGACGTACTTAGATACGCTTATAGTGAAGAATATCCAAATTAAAACGAAATATCATGCTAACACTCAAACAAAGCCCTATCGCTATCATCTTAATGCTCCTAGCGTGCAGCCTCGCAGAAGGCGAACCGAAACCGGGCAAACTTATCATCGCACTTCTGATCGTGTTTCTAACGATTATCTATGTGCTAGTCTGTAACTATATAAACGTAAAAAGACATGGCGGCGAATCATCAATGTATCGGTAACTGTCGAATGTGTACGGTGCTAGGCGCATGTCCTGCTGATACTCTAACTTGCGAAGATTGCGGCGAAGAAATCGAACCGGGCGAAGAAATCGAGATAGAAGTCGAAACGTATGAACGCGGCAGACGCGGTACGAAAATAATCACTGTTTGCGCTCGCTGTTATGAGTCGCTTTATCAAGGTGGATCGGATAATTTTTAAACAAAACAATAAAACCTTACGGTGTATAGGTAACTGTATATGAATATGGGTACAAATAATAACTCAAAAGGTAGTGAAATTGGTTTTTGCGGGCTTCTTACTATTGTTTTCATTGTATTGAAACTCACAAATTGTATTAATTGGTCTTGGTGGTGGGTAACGTCTCCCTTATGGATTCCCATAGCTATTTTGATAACTGTAATTATTCTCGTTTCCATACTGAAAGCAATATTTAAATAACCAAACAACACGATTATGACACATTGGAAAACTCAATTCAATTATGACTATCTAGGCGCTTACAGCCTACCGGACGGAAAAGATATAGTTCTCACCATCCGTGAAACGAAAAGAGAACAGGTAGTCGGTGCGTCTGGAAAGAAAGAAGAATGCTTCGTTGCTTACTTCTTCGAGAATGTAAAACCGATGATCCTCAACCGGACGAACTGCAAAACTATGACGAAGATTTTCAAAACACCGAATTTCGAAGAATGGATAAACAAGCAAATTCAGATTGGCGCGGTGATGGTAGACGCTTTCGGCGAAAAGGTTGATTCGCTCCGTATTCGTCCATTCATCCCGAAAGTTGAAAACTCATTGCCTACGGTTGAAACTGGATCGGCGATCTGGAAAAACATTCTAGACGCATTGGCGGGCGGCTATACAGTTGCGCAAGTCCAAATGAAATACAAACTAACAAAAGAACAAATCAAAGAATTAGTAGCACATGAAATCAAGTGAGCAAAAAGAAATCGAATGGAAGGAAAGGAGACGAGGCAAAATAACTGCCTCTACGCTTCCCGATTTAATGAAAGCGGGCAAAGGTTGTCCGTTTGGTAAGGGTGCGTTTGATGCGATGTATTTAGTACGATACGAACGCAGGACCGGGACGATACGGGAAAACGGAAGTAATAAAGCGTTTGATTGGGGACACGAAAACGAACCGCTAGCGGTCGAGTGGGTGAGGACCCAACTAATGAATGAGATCAAGTCGTGTACAACCGATTTTTACGACATCGTTTTCAATGAACCGTTCGAAGGGTTCGGGGATTCACCCGATTTCTATGTGTATGGATTCGACGGGAAAGTTATCGCTCTAGGCGAAATCAAATGTCCGATGTCGCAGGGTAAAATCGAATCTTTGCAATTCGGGAATACCATCGACGAAAAGGACGAGTACTACTGGCAATTCCTCGGTCATTTCCTCGGTCGCCCGGACGTAGACAAACTGTATTACGTCATTTATGACGGCTACGTGAACGACGGTCGGATACTTGAAATGAATCGCGCCGATCATGTGGAGAATATAAAGAAACTCTATGACCGTATCCGGTTAGCTAGTGAAATGATAGACGAATCTATTCGTTCCGGTCTGGATTTACTTGATTGTGTCGATAAGGCAAAATCGGTCCTAGAATTAAAGATACAGATCGAAACGTTAAAGCCGGATGCGAAAAACAGCGTACCGATCAAAAATCAGATTTATAAGCTACGGAAAGAAATACGCAAACTGACAAAGAAATAACCGTCACAACACTAACACAACACGATTAATCACATTTTTTATAAACGATTTAATAAACACGAAATTATGCACAATTGGTTTTTAACAAAAATCCGTTACGAGAAAGTAATGGAAAACGGGATACAAAAGAAAGTAACTGAACCGTATTTAGTCGATGCGCTGAGTTTTACCGAAGCAGAAGCACGAATAACCGAAGAAATGACTCCGTTTATCTCCGGTGAGTTTACAGTGTCCGACATTTCCCGCGCACATTATAGCGAGATATTTACGAGCGAAGAAGATTCTGCTGATAAATGGTATGCCGGACGACTCGCTTTTATTACGGCGGACGAAGTAAGCGGTAAAGAAAAGCGGACTTATACGAATGTTCTGGTACAAGCCGCAGACATTCACGACGCAATGAAGAAACTCGACGAAGGTATGAAAGGAACGATGGCGGATTATTCTTCGATTTCGTTGAAAGAAACGGCGATTGTAGATGTCTACCCATATGGAGTAAAGGAGGGAGAAAGTAAATGAGAAAGATTCTGTTTGTTTTAATGGCTCTTTGCCTGTTCTCGTGTGATCGGAATGGATTAAATAACCATTTGGTTAAAGACGCCAAAGGCAATGTCTATTTTTTAAGAAGTATTTCGGGCAATGGATACCATGTATACAAATGTGATTCCCTTGCGGCTGATTCTCTTAAATTCTAATAATAAGCCGGGTGAAAGTCCCGGCAAATCGGATAAGTGGCGGAATTGGTAAACGCTCCACCCTAGTGCGTGGAATTGGTTCCGATCGTGACGGACGTTCGCAAGCGGTCTGCGACAAATCTCGGTTCAAATCCGAGCTTATCCACATTCACAAACCAAAATAAAGACATGGTAAAGTATAACAATGTAAAGATAGAGGGATACGACTCTAAAAAGGAGTATCGGCGCGCTAAGGAGTTGAAACTACTCGAAAAGAAGGGGATTATAACCGGATTGCAAGAGCAAGTAAAATACGAGCTTATTTCGCCCCAATATCGTTTCTATGAAGTGCAGGGAGTGCGGAAGATGCTGCGTAAAAAGGAACTTCTAGAACGAGGCGTTTACTATATCGCAGACTTCGTTTATTATCGAGATGGCGAGTATGTCGTTGAGGATACGAAAGGAGTTCGAACAAAGGAGTATATAATCAAACGGAAGCTCATGCTTTACGTTCATGGAATCAGAATAAAGGAGGTATAAAATGGCGAAGAAAACAACACAGGTACACAAAAGCGATTGCCGGACGTGTCGGAACGGCGGAGAAGAAAAGAACTTTATTTGTTATTGCTCCGTCCTTAAAGTGGGGCGGTCCATAGGGATAAGGATTTGTAGTTATTATGTAGCGCGATAGACTTTATAAGTGTGATGAATATAGACGGATATACGCTAACTGAGAAGATGAGAAAAGCGAGACGACGTTTCAGATTTACCGCCACCGAACAAGCCCTATTTTACGAATTAGTGGCTATTTGTAACGGCGAAGATTGGAGGGACGTTTTCGATTGCTCGAACATTGAACTTTGTTTTGCGCTTAACGTGAACGAGAGAACACTTGTAAAAGCTCGCGAGTCTTTGATAAACGCAGGATTGATTTATTATAAATCTGGTAAAAGTAGACGTGTTGTTAGTTCCTATTCTTTTGTGAAGGAGTTTAAAACTACCGTAATGACTACCGTAAATAATACGGTAGATAATACGCCCGATAAACCAACCGATAAGAGGGGAGATAAGACAACCAATAGTACTACCAATAGTACGGACTATAATAAACTAAAACAGAAACCAAACGAAAATATACTCTCTAAAGTCTCTCATGGAGATTTTGATTTTATATCTAACGAGTTTTTAGAGACGTTTATTCTTTGGCTTGAATACAAAAAAGACAGACGGGAAAATTACAAATCGGAAAAGTCGCTTAAAGCGTGTTACAGCAAATTAGTGAAATTGAGCAAAGATAATCCGGCGATTGCATCTCAAATCATAAATGAAGCGATTGCAAATAATTGGGCGGGATTCTTTGAACTGAAAAACAATAAAAATGAATATGGAAACAAGAAGCAAACAAACTCTACCGATAGCGGCGATACTATCATACGGACTACCGTATTATGATGAGCCGATAGAAATAGGGAAACGCCCGGAATGGTTTAAAGCCTGCTGCGAGTATGTTTGTCCCGATTTTAAGATTGACGACTCCAATAAGAACCTAATGAATCAACTCTTTTTGTATACAGAAGGACGTGGTAAATTAGATACAAACAAAGGGCTATTGTTGAGGGGTGATATTGGGACCGGGAAAAGTACTATCATGCAGATTTTAAACCGATACGGGTATTTCACACGTGGCAAAGCGAAGGGCGGTTATCCAGTCGGCGGTTTTAGGATAGACTCGGCTTCCTTCATTGCGAATAGCTTTTCAATGCGTGGAAAGGATGCGCTAGAGTTGTACACGTACAACAACGGTGCGCCGCGAATGATTTGTTTCGATGAACTAGGACGAGAACCAATCCCGGCGAAGTATTTCGGCACTGAGTTGAACGTGATGCAGTATATTTTTCAATGTCGGTACGAGTTGAGACATGAAGCGATGACCCATGTAACGACAAATCTAACGATCAAGGAAATACAGACTATTTACGGTGCGTATATCGCGGACCGAATAAACGAGATGTTCAATGTTTTAGACTTGAATGGAGCTAGTAGAAGATAATTAAAATAAAGAAACTATGCGAAGAAGAAAAAAGAAATTCGTCTATTTCAAGAAAATTCCGGTTCGCGTTGATCTGGACCAATGGCGGCGACTGGACAAGATCAAAACCGACTACCATTTCAAGAGTACATACGAGATCATGCAGTACATTTTAGGCTGCTTTCTCAGGGTTGCTGATCCGATGCCCGACGATGACGACGAAGAAGTATTACCGGACGAAATCAAAGAAATGTTCTATGATCTATCAGAAGCAGAACGACATTTCGAGTATGTAAAACCAAAACGAAAACTACCACAGTACAAGGTGGACGAAATGCACGGACAAAAACGATTAGAAGGATTTTAATATGATTAGAAAACTATCAAACACAAACTATTTGCACGACGTTCCCGCAGAGCGGACCGAAGCAAATGAACGGAATCGGAAGTATATCGACCGATTTGTTTCAGAGAATTATAACGGCTTAGTTGCCAAGTTTTCACCTTTAGACGGCACGATAAATTCAAGCTCATACGGAGCACTCGACAAACTAAATGAAACGATCCTGTCACTTTACACTGATCAAGATTTGCACTTTTCAAGTTGGATCGAAGCGAAACAGTATCTATCGAGTAAGTTTATAGAAAAGGCGATCCGAGTTCCGGTGAAGAAGCCTGTAAAAAACGAAATAGGGGAAAATGAGGATGAGTTTATCAATGACTAAAAAAGAAAAAATAATGAACTTCTTATATGTGCGGAAGAATATTTATTTTCCATTTATTTTGAGTATTTGTTTCAATTCTTCAATTGTTAAAATATATTTTTTATCTCTATGGATCATACAATGACAATTGGGGCATACAGGAACTAAATCTGTAATTGGATTTACGGATTGTTCACCAATTTGGGAGAGTGGATTTATATGATGTACATGGATAAATTGACGTCCAATTTCTCCATATGTTTCAAAGAAGTTAAATCCGCATACAAAACATGAATATCCATGAATATTCAAAGCTTGTTGCCGTAATTTGGCGTCTCTCTCATAACGTGTGGACTGGAAATATAGTTTTCTTCCTTCTATATTTGAATAGTTGGGTGGTAAGAATAGATAATCATCATTTATTTCATTAACAAAAGATATAATGTAATATGTGTCGGATATTTTCTTGAATTGTAATGACGGGTAGTCTAAATCATTTTTGTTGTTGTAATTTGGATATAGTTGCTTAAAGATATTTCCTAAATCTGAATTCCAAAATATCTGTGATCTCTGGAATCTTGTTTTATCTATAACAATATATGATTCATATTCTACCCCTTTATAATTTAAAATGATATGTAGTTTCTCTCCGGATGATAAGTTATTGATATTCCAATAATTTCTGGTTGCTTTAGGAATACCAGAGCCATTGTATTTAAAGAAACTCCAATCAGCTTTCTTAATGATTGTCATTTCATTGATTATCTCCCAAGAATTGAAAACTTGATTTTTCATTGTTTAATATCATATTTTTTGAATTTACAAATATATAAATATAAAATAAATATCATGGCAGTATTTGAAGAAATAGTATACTGGAGTATAGTGCGATGTATGCGCTAAGGTATATATGAACGAAGATTCCGGCTTTACACTTTTTACTGATACAAACTCAATAAGTAAGGGATAAAATGGAGTGAAGATTCTTAAGGATTATCAACAAATCAACAATCAAGGTAGAGAAACAAGTATTGGTTTATTGGTTCTATCAACTTTAAACAGATATGGATATTGATTTATTCGAGCTGAAATTTGCCCGCCTTTAATAGGAGATAAATCCCTTTTCTTATACAATTGGTCTTTGTTGATTATATCTGCTATATCCCGACAACTTAGTGGAGTACCCGCTTTTTTTAATACTTGAATAATGGCATCATGTAAATTCATGGTAACTAATTTTATTTTTAGCAAAAATAGGTAATTAATATAAGAAGAAAAAATTATGGCAAAAATTTATGTAGCAAGTAGTTGGAGAAATGTATTTCAACAGGACGTTGTAGATATTCTCCGTGATTTAGGACATGAGGTTTACGATTTTAAGAATCCCCCTCATGGTAATGGTGGCTTCCAATGGTCTGATATAGATCCTAACTGGCAGAACTGGACAACAGAACAATATCGTGAAGCTCTTAATCATCCGATTGCACAAAAAGGATTTGATTCGGATTTTAACGGTATGAAGTGGGCGGATGTCTGTGTTATGGTTCTTCCTTGTGGTCGATCGGCGAACACAGAAGCCGGATGGATGAAAGGTACAGGTAAAAGGGTAATGGTATATTCTCCGAAAAAGGAAGAACCGGAACTTATGTATAAGATATACGATTTTGTGAGTGATAGCATATTTCGTATCAATGATGATATAATTGGAGTATAACAATAAAGAAATGAATCAAGTACAGAATGAACCAAAGTACTACTATTCGCCTCGCTTCCGACACTTCAATATTTATCAAAGAGAGTCGGACGGATCAGCGACGAAGATTGACGATGCGATAACACAAGAAGAAGCGAGACGTAAAGTATATAAATTAAACGGGTGGAATTACAAACCTAAAAATAACACGGTGAAATGAGTAAAGTAAAGCAGTATATCGAACAAGCCACAAACGAGCGCATTCGCTCGCGTGGCTTAATCCGAAAAGTCGCAATCGAAGCGGCACGGATACAGAGAGACGAAACGAGGCGGCAAGCTATCGAAGTGTATAAACAAATGTGCCCGTCAAAGAATTGCAAAGGTTGTGCGAGTCGGATACATAAGCAGGAGACGCAATCGACTCGATGCGATGGAGATTGCGCACGGATTAGGTTACTTATTAACGGACTAGACCGGATCGAAGCGTTATGAGTAGAAATCCGCATTACATTAAAATGATTAACTCGGTTCGATGGAAACAGCTTCGAGCCGAGAAACTACGAAACAATCCGATTTGTGAAGTGTGCGAGGCGAACGATCTAAGTACACTCGCAACGGAAGTGCATCACAAGACGCCTGTTGAATCCGTACCGCATGAACTCGGAATGAGGCAACTAATGTTTGATTATAACAATTTGCAGAGCCTTTGCCATGCGTGCCACTCCGAGATACATCGGTGTGCTTTTAGTCATTCGAAGGAGGCGATACAGGCAAATAACAAGCGAGCGACAGAACGTTTTGTAGAAAAGTTTCTTTAATGATTGAAATATTCTCACTTCTAAGCTAATTAGTTGTGAGAATATTTTATATTTGCTTCATTATTAATACTTCGAATAAAGAAAATAATATGAATACTTATTTAGCTTTAGGATTTCATTGGGATTGTTTCTTGTGTTGGGTTGATTTAATATCTAAAATAGCAACAGCATTAGGAATATTTGTTGCTGCTTTAGGAGTTTGGTATGCAAGAAGCCAGATTAAAGGGTTTCGGAAGGATTTAAAAATGCAAGCATTCCAGAATAGATATCAAATGTTTATGGAAATGGATAAGATTTTAATTGAAAGACCCGAACTAAAAAAGCTTATAAGCAATAAAGGATTCTTTGATTTATTGAAGTCTAGAAATATCAACGATGACGATATAAGAGAAATTGCTTTTATCGAAATGGTTATGAATGTTTCACAGTTATCTTATTTTCAATTTGAGAATGATCTCAATAATTCGGGCTTGAACTGGCTAAAAGAATTGTTAGAAAATGAGTCTATTAAGAAATATTGGCGTAGTTCACATAGATGTCGATATAGACAAGAATTTGAAAAATTCATAGATAATTACTACGAAAAAGCATTTAATAGCTGAAAATAACATCTTCATTTTTCTTTATTTACATTTTATCCGCTCAACCTCGTCAAGAGGGGGGCGGTTTTTTTATTTTTTAACGCGATACACGAAACCCACCTCACCCTGTTTTTACACGCGCGAGCAATTTTTGAAATGAGGGGGTGCTCGTTGGGGGTGAGCTTTTCTTCTCGAACTTCCGCGCTACCAAATGCTTGCGATCTTTTCATATATGCAAAAACGCATATAAAAATGAGTGATTTAGACGATATAAAAGAAAAGATTCGCGCCGCGATGAACTCGCAAGGAACATACACGTCTGATTTGGATTTGTGTATAACTCTTTGCGCAGGTTCTTACATTGCATTTAAGATCGCTCTCAATGACATAGCAAAGAAGAAACGTTCGTTTGTTACGGAAGTTTCTCGCGAAGGAAATAAGAAGCTCGTGGCGCATCCGGCTTTCAAAGTTTTATTTGATGCGCTCGAAGTTACTCGTAAGCAGTTGCGGGAACTTGGCTTGACACTACAAACTTTGTCCGCGTCTGACGATGACGAGGTGAACGACTTAATAAACGAGGTAGATAAGATAGATCGCGATGGAGAAGGAGACTAGAGACAAACTGATAGAATTAAAGCAGTCGGTTATCTCCGACCTGCAAAACATCGACGTTGATTCGTATAAGCTAGGCAAGGCAGACGAAAGGTTAAACGTGTACATAAAAGGCTGCATTAATAATCCAGACGCGCACAATCTTTATGAGTTACTAGCCGTTCGACGCTTCTTCGTATTCCTCGATAAATACGAATTTCAGATCAAAGAAGTAAAGAAGTTCGTCACGTTCTACGAGCGTTTAAAATTCTCCGGTACAAAGGGAAAGACTAGATATAAACTGACTCCGATACAGGTGTTTCAGTTTTCTAACATTCTTGCGTTTTACAAGCCCGGCACAAACAAACGTTTGATTCGTGAAGCTCTTTTATTCGTCCCGCGTAAATTCAGTAAGACAACAAGCGTAGCGAGTCTTTCGATTAACGATTTGTTGTTCGGTGATGCGAACGCACAAACATATGTAGCCGCAAACTCATACAATCAAGCGAAAGTCTGTTTTGACGAAATACGTAATATTTTAAAGTCTCTCGATCCGAAGTTTAGACACTTCAAAATTAATCGAGAAATCATATATAACCGCATAAAGGGAAAAACCTCTTTTGCCCGTTGCCTTGCCTCTAACCCGGATAAATTAGACGGACTTAACGCAAGCATGGTAATAGTAGACGAGTATTCACAAGCCGATAGCGCCGCGTTGAAGAACGTTTTAACGTCCTCAATGGGTGCACGGCTCAACCCTTTAACTGTAGTAATTACGACCGCCTCTGACAAAGAAACAGCACCGTTTGTGGAGATGCTGAAAATGTATAAAGCGATCCTACGCGGTGAGATCGAAAACGATTCGATATTTGCGCACATTTTTGAACCGGACATAGACGACGAAGAAGGGGACCCGGCGACATGGCGAAAGGTTCAGCCACACATGGGTATAACTGTTTACGAGGATTTCTATATAGACGCCTATCAAAAGGCTTTATACAGTGCGCCGGACGCATTGGAGTTTCGGACGAAGTTACTTAATGTGTTTGCAGTTGATTCGACAACGAAATGGATTGAGGCGAAGCAGATCGAAGAACGATTCAAAGGTGTTAGAATAGAGAATATCGGTACTTATCCGTTAACAATGGCGGCGGTTGATTTATCCGTTCGAGACGACTTTTCTTCGGTTACTTATAATATCTATTCGAAAGAAAGCGGCTCTTTTCATTCGTATACGGATTACTATTTTCCGAAAGGAGCTTTAAAGGATCATCCGAATCGGGAACTCTACGAAGGTTGGGCGGAAGCAGGGTATTTGATTCTTTGCGATGGCGATATTATCGACTATCAGCAAATAGTAAACGATATATTATCACGGGCGAAGTATTTGCAAATTATGGGTATCGGTTATGATCCGTATAAATCGGCTGAATTTGTGAATCTACTTTCTTATTCGGTCGGTAGTGCAAGCGAATATATTAAGCCTGTCAAACAGACATACGGGACGTTTACGAGTCCGATAGAATCGTTTGAACTAGCCTTGTATCGGAATAAAATCACATTCGATCCGAACCCTATTACGCCGTACTGCTTCTCAAACGCAGTACTAGACGAAGATCGGAACATGAATAAAAAGCCAGTCAAGAAAACGCATAACGCAAAAATTGATTCGACGATAACAAACCTAATGACATTTCATTTATTCAATAATTACACCGAGTAACACGATAAGACTATGGCATTTGAACTTAATTTAAGAATAGGACGCAACAGAGAGGAAAAACGATCTCTACCGTCCGAAGAGGAAAAAATAGTAGAAGTTAGAGATAAAACAGCTAGGGAACAACCTGTTTCGGTAAAGTCTCCCGAACAGGCTATGCGGTTATCGGCTGCGTTTAGATGTACCGATATTCTTTCTGGTACTATTGCTTCTCTGCCGCTATACATCAAACGTAAAGAAGATGCCGGAAACTACAAGGTAGATGCCGAAAACGAGTTGCATTATCTGCTGACTAAAAAACCGAATAAGCGCATGAACAGTTACGACTTAATATGCAATGCGATTATTCAAATGGTTAATCGTGGTAATTCATATATCTTTATCAAGAGAATGTTCGGAGATACGGCAGAATTAATACTTTGCTCAAATAACTCTGTTACATACGATATATACAGGGACGAATATACTATTTGTGATGTAATAAATAAGATATACGGTACTTATCCGGCTGAAAGTATTATCCATCTGAAAAATAAGAGTCTCGATGGTGGGTATACAGGTGTTAGCACGATCACGTATGCAAGTACGGTACTTTCTGTTTCTGCTAGCGCTGATAATCAGAGTTTGCGTACTTTTCAGAATGGGAGTAAGATTAAAGGTATTATTTCTGGTGTTAAAGGTGGGGGAAAGGGACTTTCTTCTGTTGGCGACAAACAGACTTCCGACGTAGCGGACCGAGTGGAAAAAGACTTTAATAACGGAAGGGATATAACTTCCGTGAGCGAGGACATGACTTTTACACAACTTTCAATAACTCCGGCTGACGCTCAGCTACTAGAAACTAAAAAGTTTTCCGTATTCGATATTTGCCGTTTTTATGGTGTTCATCCAGACAAGGTGTTTTCCGGACAATCTACTAATTACAAGGCTTCTGAAATGAGTCAAGTTGCTTTCTTGTCTGACACGCTCGATCCTATATTGTGTCGTATTGAGGCTGAATTTAATGCAAAGTTGATACCTAGAACTGTCTCTAGTATTTATAAAATTGAATTTGACCGTAAAGCCTTGTATAAAACAGATATAGCCACACAAACGGCTTGTATGGAGAAGGAGATACAATACGGCGTGTCAACGGTGAACGAATGGCGTGTATGCCGTGAAGATAAAGCGCCTATAAATGGCGGTGACATTGCGTTTATGTCCTGTAATGTTGCTCCGATTGACTCTCCTAAGATTAAAGGTGAGATTAGTAGCGAAAAAGACGAGCTACCAAAAACAAACGAAAAAAGCATAGAGTAAAAAGCAATGGAAATAAGGAGTTTTACAGAGCTAGGCGCACCCAAATTATCGGAGGGTAGAATTATTGAGGGGTACGCTGTTGTTTTTGGAAAAGAAAGTCGTGTGATGTATGACGAGGAAAGGAAACGCTTTTTTATTGAGGTTATCGAACATGGTGCAGCAACCGAAGAACTTATAACCCGATGCGATATAAAGGCGGTACTAGAACACGATAAACGTAGGCTTTTGGCTAGATGCCGTTACGGTTCCGGATCACTCGAATTAAATTTTGATGAATATGGCTTGAAATACCGATTCGAGGCTCCATGTACTAGCGACGGGAATTTTGCTTATGAAATGATAAAACGGGGAGACATATTCGGATCGTCTTTCGCTTATTATACTGATGATAAGGATAAAAGTAAAGTTTCATATACGATGAAAGATGGGATGCTGTTGCGGACAGTACACAAGATTGATTATATATCTGATATTTCCCCTGTTTCAGACCCTGCCTTTTTTGGTACAGATGTAACAGTTAGAAGCCTTGAAAATATAGAACAGCTTCTTAATGGTGATACAAATAGTGATTATTTATCCAAAATAGAAAACCTAGAAAAATTTATTTGACATGACAAAACTAGAAGAAGTAGCTCTGCTTAAAGAGCAAATGAGAAATCTGTTATCACAAGCAAAAACAGAAAAAAGAAGTCTGACAGACGAAGAGCAGACTAAATTTAACGAGTTAATGACTCGTAAAAATCAGATCGTCATCGACGAGACTCTTAGAAGTCTGGAAAGTAGCAAATCTGCAATTTTGCCGGAAAACAAAAGAGCTATCTTTGCAAAGGCTTTATATGACGTTTGCAATCATCGTTCTTTGGAGGAATACGGGAATTTTGCTGATGCAAAGGGACTCAATTTCTCTATGCGTGCGGAAGGTGATCCGGTGAGAACAAGTTCAACCGATGCCGCTCCGATGATCCCGACAACAATCGGCGATATTATCGAACCGCTTGAAAAGGGACTTATTGTTAATAAGTTGGGCATTAAGATGCAATACGGTTTGATTGGCGAATTGATGTTTCCGACATTGGCGGCTGTAGAAGCTACAATTGAAGGCGAGAACACCAAAATAAATCCGACAAAACTGGATATTGGTAATTTAAAGGCGCATCCGTGGCGTTTGGGTATTTCTATCCCATTGTCTAACGACGCAATCGATCAGACAAACGATGCTTTGTTTGATGTCACCGTTAAACAATTATCTTTGTCAACTGCTCGTACATTGAATAAGATTATGTTTGCCGGAGAAAAGCAGGGACTTGCCTCAAAAGGTGTGTTTGTGAAAGACTCACCGACAGTGGAGTATGAAGTTGCTCCCACATTCGAGGACGTTGTAGCGCTAGAAACCGCAGTAATGGACGAAAACGTAGATGTTACCGACGGAACAGCAGCATATATTTGCAGTCCGAAAATGTGCGGTAAATTAAAAACTACACGTATTGAAAAAGGTTCTCCCGAAATGGTTCTGAAAGACGGGATGATGAATGGCTATCCGGTGCACATGACTAATTACATGGGTGCGGATGAACTCGGCTTCGGTGTCTTTTCGAACGTTGGTATCGGTCAATGGGGAAAAATTCGAATGACTATTGACGATGTGACTCTAGCAGACACTAACGAAACGAAGTTTACGCTAAACTCAAAGTATGACATTGTCGTAGCTCGTCCGGAGGCATTCGCAATCGCGAAGAAGAAAGCGGTTGCAAAAGCTGCAAAAGCATAACACACTACTAACTACTTAAAAACGAAAAGGCTTTGGCTTCATAGCCTTAGCCTTTTTTCATACTTATAATTATGCCACAATACGTAACACTCGAAGAACTCAAACAGCATTTAAATGTCGATTTTGATACGGACGATACATATATAACTGAACTTATTGAACCCGTTCAACTTGCAATAGAGGCGTATTTAAACGCTCCGTTGGAAGGTTTTGCAAAGGAGGGGAAAATTGATCGTCGTATTTGGCACGCAATCCGCATACTTATTGCGAACTATTATGCTAATCGTGAATCGGTTACATTTGCCACACCACAAGTAATATCGGGACACGTAGAACTATTACTGCAACCTTTAAAAAGATACACATAATGCAAGCGGGATTATTAAACGAAATGATAGGCTTTTATCGTAGTGAATCAATCCGGGATAGCCTCGGCGGTACATCTGAAAGTTGGGTGAAAGTATTCGATAAGCGTGCGTATATCCGTTTTAAGTCTGGTGCACGAAAGGAGGCTAACGGCGAAATCTATAATACGACCGTAAACACGATAATGATTCGCATTTGTAAAGAGGTCAACGCTAAAATGCGGATCGAATACGACGGGCAGAAATACAAGATTCTATCTATCAATCACGACCGGAAGCAACAGGCAACGGTTATAGAAGCGGAGGTAATCAATGAGTAATGATAACTACACCGGACGGAACTTATATCGCGTCGAAGTGGACGCGAAAAAGGTAAACGAATTGCTAGACCGTTTAAATGACGACGAAGCAAAGAAAGCGATCAAATCAGCATTAAGAAGGTCTATTCTCATCATTCGCAAACAGGCGCAGGAAAATTTAGTTTCTGCTGTTACAGACGCGGAGTTTTCGAGTACAAAGAATGGTTCGACATTCAAGCCGTTAAAGAATGAGATAAACATAGCTGTTTACCGTAATGCCTCCGGCGCACGTGTTGACTTAATCGACAGACGAAAGAAAGGATCGCGAGCATATATGCTGAAATGGTTTGAATCTGGAACGAAAGAACGAGCTACCAAAAAAGGAGCGAATAGAGGTATTATAAATGCTTCTCACTTCTTTTCTAATGCGGTCAAATCGAAGCAGAAAGAAGCGGAGGACTCACTAGAGAAAAATATTATTGATTCTATAATGAAAGTAGCAAATAAAAAGAAATGAGTTTATCAATAGGCGCACACGTATATAAGAGACTAAGCGATTCTACGGAGTTGGCAAAGTTGGTTACTGATAAAATCTATGCGATCTCAACCAAAACGGAAACATCTTTTCCGTTCGTAATTTACAAACGTAGTTCTTTAGTTCCAGAGTACACCAAAGATCGTTACGGGACCGGGGATGCTGTTTCGGTTGAGATCGCCGTTGCTAGCGACAATTATCTGAACTCTATTACTATCGCGGAGGAAGTGCGCAAGGCATTAGAGAACAAGCGAGGAAGCTACGGCAGTTTCGATGTGATCGACGCAAAGTTAATGAGTGCGGACGAGGATTTTATTGAAGATACTTTCATTCAACGTCTCGTATTTTCTTTTAAAACAGAATAACTAACAAATAAAACACGATTAAAATTATGAGTAAAGCAAAAGCAGTATTAGGAAAAGACCTAATGTTATTTGTAGAGGCTAAGGCGCTAGCTTTGGCGACTTCCTGCAAATTAGGTTTGTCGGCTGAAACTATCGACACGCAAAGTAAGGACTCCGGCATTTGGACGGAAAAGGACATTAAAAAACTGTCTTGGAACGCTTCGAGTGATAACTTGTTTAGTGCTGACGCTGACGCGAATAGCTACGACAAGTTGTTTGCCTTGTTTATTGAACATAAACCTATTACGTTGAATTTTGGCGTTATAGCTAATGCGAATGAAAACGAAATGCCCACTGCGGGGTGGACGCTTTCACCCGGTTCCTATACTGGAAAGGCTGTAATAACTTCTTTAGAAGCGAACGCGCCGGATGGAGATAAAGCGACTTTTTCAATTAGCTTTGAAGGTACGGGACCGCTTAAAAAAGAAACTACCGTACCCGCTAGTAAGTAATCATGAGCGGCGCTTTGCCGCTCTAAAATTATTATTCAATGAAAACAATATCAATTAACGGAAAGGACTTCGTCTTAAAATACTCGCTTCGGGCGTTTTTTATCTTTGAAAATCTATCCGGCTATCCGTTCCAATTTGGTAAAATGATAGACGAATTTCTTTTGTTTTATTCGTTCCTACTTGCAAATAACGAATCGTTCACAATGGAATTTGACGAGTTTATAGATTCGTGCGAAAGCGATCTGACATTATTCAATCAGTTTAAAACACTTCTTTTGGATGAGATCAAACTACGTTCGCAATCGGCAGGAAGTGACGTAAAAAAAAAGAAGGTGACGACGCGGAAGAAAAAGTAGTAAGTATCCGCGAACTCTATTCGCGTGTTGTCGGAGAGGGCGGTATCGCTCCTGATTACTTCCTCGATAAAATGAGCTTTATCGAGGTCGAATCGTTTCTAGACGGATTGAATCGACGCAATCGCGAGTCATGGGAGCAAACTAGATTGCTAGGCTACATCATAGCGCAATCGAATAGCACAAAGACACTAAAGCAAACCGACATACTCCGCTTCCCGTGGGATGAAGAAGAGAAGAAAGATACTAGCGTAACTAACGAGGATATGAAACGGCTTAGAGCTAAAGCGAAAGCATTTGAATCACAATTAAACACGAATAAAGATGTCTGATATAGTAACACGACTATTACTTAAAACGAATGACTTCGACGCGAATTTGGAAAAGTCAAAAGGTAGTGTAAATCGCTTTCAGGGTGATATTAGCAATATGGCTAAATCTGCCGGGGCGGGAATAGCTAAATTTGCTGCCGGAGTGGGACTAGCTATGGGGGCGGGTGAGTCTTTCATGAAAGTAATTCGTTCCACTCAATCAACCAGTGATGAATTTGATAATACTCTAAATGCTTGCAAAGGAACTGTTGATATATTCTTTCAATCATTATCGTCTGGAAGTTTCGAAGCTTTTAATAATGGTATATTAAGCACCATCTCTAATATGAAGAATCTATCTGCCTTGCGTGATTCATTAGCCGATGCTAAGTTATCTATGGGATTTAATAACAAGGTGTTTGAAGCTGAGTTTACCAAATTTGAATCAATAATTAGAGATACTACAAAAAGTCGTAAAGAACGCGAAAGCGCTTTTAAAAGTCTCCAATCTTTAAAAGATAATTTTAAAGTAGATGTAGACGATACGTTATCAGGTGCCGAAAAAGAATTGATACAATCTTTGAATACTAGAACAGGACGCAAAGATTTCAATATTGATGATATACATAAATATATATCTATTAATAATAATGACTTTTCAACAAGAAAGGAGAAAAGTGCTCTTACTGCTTATCAAAAGCAACTATCAGAGTATGATAAGCAAATGAATCTAATG